GAACAACGCTTCATCGAACTCGAACACGAACTACGGGGCGCGTCTGAAATTCTGTTGGTTAAATTAATCGGAGACCCTGCACAGGTACGAGATTACCACCGCCATTCTCCGAGGGATTCGAGCCTCGGCAACAGCATGATAATATATATTTATTAATGGAAAGCCGGAACATATCTTTAACCACATGTGGGGAGAGGTTGGACCACTCCCCACGAGACCGGAAGGCGGTCAGCGATATATACGATTTATTCCAACCGGCCGTAGCTGCAACTGCGGTCTGTTATCCGTTATATAATCTCATACCGGAGATTATATCCGATGAGAATTTGGAAAGGTCATTCAAGCGTGTCATGGCAAATCTGAGAAGTGCAGATACCCGAAGCGGAAATCGGCAAAGAGAGATAGCTGTAATAGATGGCATTGAATGTTCACCAAGAATGGCCCGTTATGTAAAAAACAAGCATAAGATACTTGATGCGCTGAAAGAACAGATAGGTAACGGCACATTCCGTATAAAGAACCTCAAGTCGTTTACTGTGGATGACGGACCGAAAGTAAGAATTGTGCAAGCCCCGTCAGTCATAGAGCGTATTGGAAGCAATGCGATTATGGAGCCGTTGGAAAAGCATCTTTCACCCCTATTGATAGAAACAACGGCTGCATCCATACAAGGACGCGGACCGCATGGTCTGTTCCATCAGGTGCAGGATACATTGGCAGAGAACCCCAATATACACTATTATTATCAAAGCGATTATAAAGGATATTATGACAGTATTGACCATGATATATTAATCTCCACAATCAGGCGATATGTCGGAGACCCTGTCTTATTGCCTATTCTTGAAAATTTTGTCAAAGCACTATATCCCAACGGGAAGCATGGCATAAGCAAAGGACTGCGTTCCTCACAATTCTTTGGAAACCTTTACCATAATGATATTGATCACCGGATGATTGATGAATATGGTGCAAAACATTACTTCCGTTTTTGTGATGACATCTTTATTCTCGGTGAGAGTAAACGTGATTTGTGGAAATTGCGGGACAAACTACACTATGAAGCAGCTCAAATAGGGCTGACAATAAAACCAAGCGAAAAAGTGGCTCCCATATCCTCCGGTATGGATGCCCTTGGCTTTGTCAACTACGGCGACTATACATTGCTACGAAAACGGACAAAAGTAAATGCAGCCCGAAAACTTTCCAAGATTAAATCACGGAAACGGAGACAGCAAATAATCGGTTCATTCAAGGGTATGGCCTGCCATGCAGATTGCAAACATTTATTTTATATACTTACCAAGAACAACATGAAGAAATTTTCCGAAATGGGTGTTACGTACACTCCAGCAGATGGAAAAAAACGCTTTCCCGGCAAGGTTATGCGTTTGAGCGACATCGTAAATATTCCAATTGAGATACATGATTTTGAAACAGGAATAGACACCAAAGAGGGGGAAGACCGTTATCTGGTATCGTTCCGCAATCCCAGGACTCAAGAATGGGGAAAGTTCTTTACTGCATCGGTTGAGATGAAAGGTATTCTTGACCAAATCAGCGATATTGAGGACGGCTTTCCATTTGAAACAGTTCTCAAATGTGAAATGTTTGACGGAGGCAAACGAAAATACAATTTTACCTGACGGGAAAAAGATAACATACTAATCCGCTCGGTATCCGCTACTTTTGTCGTAAATCAAAATTCATGCAATGGAAAAGATTTACGGCACAAAGAAGCGGCAGGATTGTCTTGTACGTACAGGACGCTCCAAGTGGATACTGTTTTATGGCTTCGGGAAAGATGATGAGAATAGTGAGAATGGCTGGGAGTACCGGCATACATTCGACCATAAACCCACACTTTCCGAAGTCAAGGAACTTGTTGTGTCCGCTATAAACACGGCTACGGAGGAAAAGATTATAAACGGCTTTGTCTGGAACGGGAAAGCAGTATATCTTTCACCCGAAAACCAATTAAACTTTTCCGCTATAGAACGTAGTGAAAAGATTCCTTATCCGCTTATTCTAAAAATCAATGAACAGGAAGATGGTACGCCCATCTATCATACTTTCGAGAATGCAGATGATTTTATTGCGTTCTCCCAAGCAGCGTGCGCCTATGTGATAAAGACTGTTCAGGAAGGGTGGAAAGAAAAGGATGAAGTGGATTGGACGGTATTTAATTTAAAAAGTAATAACGATGAAAAAGTTGATTGAATGGCTCGGAATGAGTAACAGGTGGAAACACCTCATAGGAGGACTGATTATCGGCATTTTTGCATTTGGTTGGTTTACCGCAATGTATGCCGGAGTTTTGACAGCAGGTGCTTTGGAATATAAAGACAAGGTGCATGGCGGTAGATGGGATTGGATTGACTTTGGTCTTACAGTAGCCGGAGCAATGATAGGACAACTAATAGAAGGAACTTTAATATGGAACAACTAAGCACGATTATCCAAGTTGTCGGTTCGCTCATCACATTAGTTATATTGCCCTTGTTATTGCT